TTACTACCATCAGGTAACTCTTCAAAACTTAATTCTGCTGTCATTTTGTTTCCTCCCAAAGTTTAATCACTCAATAATTCACCACATAACAAACATCTCTCCGGTTTACCACAACCACCGTAAACCATAGCGTATGGATGTACACATTCTTTCTTACCCTCACCCTCTTTGTACAAATTGCACTTTGTACATTGCAGCATCATCGTGTTATCCCATTCACCAATAGGGAGCCAATGGTGGTCACATACCTCTGCTACCACCGTGTCAATGTTTCTTCTTGGTCTATCTCTCAAAGCGTCTGTATAGCCATCTCCATAGGCTTTATCAGCACAGTATTCTGCATATTCTTCAAATTGCCTTATGGTCATTGTAACAAAAACCTCTGATTGGTTAGACTCTCCAACAACCTTTATTACAGGTATTATCTTCTTAGACATTAAATATTCAACACTTGTCATTTTGTTTGCCTAATTCGTTACGTAAATTACTATGACTTTGTAATAAAAATAATTGTGTGGCTTTTTCTTCAAGCCATTCAATATAATCTCTAAAAGGTACTGATTCTTTATAAGAACCTGTTTCAGATTTAAAGGCAATTTCTAATACTTTTTCATCAATGTTTCTCATATCTGATCTGTTATTACGATTTTTACAATAGTTTTCTTTAAAGCATTCTTTTTCCAAATAAAGGATCATCTACATTTGAAAAAACATCATAGGTAACGTTACCTTCAGAAGCACCTACTATCATTTTGATAGCATCAACAATTACAATATCAATACAATTTTTACTCATACTCTGTAATTATTAAGTAAATGTGAAAAAAATAAAACAATACCTATTGCAACAGCAAGTCCTATAAAAAATATGACAAGACACCCTGTACAACCTAAACCATAATTTGTATCAATCTTTTTCTGAAAATTTTCTGCTTCATCAGAATTTTCCGGACCATCTAAGTAATTTTCCATATTAATTAATTTTTAAAGGTTAGTCAAAAAAGGGCAGGAAACTCAAAACGTGGAATCCTGATATGTCAATTCCTGCCCTCGAAAGAACGTCGGCTTTAACCCACCGAAGGTTTTTTCCTTATTATATTTAATACTTTAGTCCAATGAATTAATTGGTCATTTGCACCAAGTACAATTTTCAAAATTTCTTTTGAATATTTACCTTGTAATTTTTTACGCATCGTATTGGTACAATCGAACGGCGTAATTCCGTATTGATCAAGTATTCCTGCTAAATCGTGAATATTGTTTTTACAGAATTCCAAAGACTTATTACCATATTTTTTATGTATATTTTCAGCTTTACGTTGGGCACGAAAATCATCAAATGTTTTCATTATGATTGTTTTACTTGTGAAACACCATTTTTAATCGTAACCGTAAACGTACGATCTGCATACGAAGCGTAAGTAGGTTCGTGGGTTATTATAATAAACTGAATACCTAATTTTTTAGAAATTTCCTTTATCATTTCCGAAGCGTTTTCTTGATATTCAGCACTCAGAAAACGCATAGGTTCGTCAAGTATGATTGTATTGCGTGTACGTTTTACCGCCATACTCCAACTTGCAATACGTAAAGCAAACGAAGCAACGTCAACAGTACCTACACCTGAAGAATCTAAAGGTTTGAAAGTGTCTCCATTCCTTTCAAATAAGATATCACATTCATTTTTATTACGTCTTTTTACCAAATCAAGTTTGAGTTTGTAAGGTTCTGGGAAAATACTTTCCAAAGCTAATGTAGTAATATCAGATATATGAAACTGTAATTGTTGTTGAGTCTCAAAACCAACAATACGAATAATTTCATAGGCTTTTTGTAAGTCTTCTGACATTTTACGTTCCTGTTTAATCTCAGTACGAAGGGTTTTAATAGAACGTTCAAGTTCCATTTTTTTACCTTTTAATCTTTCTAACTTATTACGTACTTCACTCAGTTCCATTTGCATTTATTTTTTCATATTGTTCTTCAATTGTATGCAAACCTTCTTCAATTTCAGCAGATAAATCAGCAATTTGTGATTCTAACTTTTTTAGTTCTTTCTCAGCCTGCTGCAAAGTAGTACAATTAAACTCATCTTTTAATTGTTGAAACAAAGCATCTTTCTGTCCTTTTAATTGAAGTGTCTTGTCTTTGGCTTCTTCAATTTCTTGTTTTAATTCTAATAGTTCTTGTGCTTTCATACTTCAATAAATCTTTGGATTATTTGTCTAATGTTTTTGTCAATCTTATTTTTAGCATAAAACCTCTCCAGGTTTTTTGTAAAAGATATGTCCATATCCATATCGGTGGTAAGTCCGGAAACAAAGGCATCTATCCTATTGTTTCTTTTTTCAATGATATCAATATGTTCACGACTAATTACATCGGGCCCTGCAATAGGTAAAAAGATTTGTTCATACGTGTGTTTCTCAGTATCATACAAAAACACACAAGGTTTATGATCAATTTGTGAAGCAGTCCAACGAAATATACTACCTGGATTTATTAGTATTCTGTTTTTTAATTCTTGTACAAAAGTAACATGATTATCCCCTGTAAGAATTAGTTTATATTGTGGGTATTTTTTAAGAATAGCCCTGGCTGATAGTTCTTCACATCCAGGAAAAGGTAATTCATTTTTATAAGTCATTACGTGCCAAACCAATATTCCTTTAAATGAATCTGTAACAGGTTCTTCCCCAAAATGAGTTCCTTCTAATACAGTAATACGACTTGATGCGGCAAGTACATATACACCACTCTTTTCAGCAAGACTCAAGCTATGTTGTGGTAAATCGTGATTGCCATATACGGTAAAGAAATATCTTGGTAAATGTTCAATACACATTGAAAGTAAATAAGGACTTGGTTTCCAATGATGGAATAAATCACCGGAATGCAGTACAGGACAATTATATTTCTTAGCCAAATCAGCAATCCAATCAATCTTTTCCCATTGGGTCTGCCAATAATCATCAAGTCGGCAAACAGGTTTTGTTTCCCGGATATGCCAATCTCCGGTTAATATTATTTTCATATTCTCTGACAAGTTATTGTTACTTTCTTTTTTAAATACATCGGATGTGGTACAAAAGGAACACCTTCAATATAAACTTCAGGTAGGGGTATATTTTCTTCAACTATGGAAATTACCTTACCCGAAATACCATAATCAATTTTAATTATAGGTTCCTCACTATGTCTATAATTATTCTTTACGGTTGTTTCCCAATGAATTAATTGGGGATTTTTATCAATATAACCTGTTCCTGTAATTCTACTTTCCCCATTTTTTGGATATACCGTTACATTACCCTCTACGTTGATTGTAAACAAGCTATCTACTGTTTCCTGTATAGATGCTAATGGGTTCGGTGGGATTAATGGTGTAAAACTTTCTACCGTACCATCCATTAATTCAACATCTAATTTGGGTAGGAACGGTGCTAATCCAAGTAATGCACCTAAACCTAAAAGTTTTCTACGTTTCATTTTCTTACTACCTCTACCATTCGATTAACTAATTCTTTTGTTTGTACGGGTAAACTTGAAGAATTAACTTCAATTAATAAACGGTCAAGTGCTGCATTCCACGCTTCGTCCTGAACCCCTTTAATCCATTGTAACCAATTACCGGAGTTCTTTACATAGTCAATTCTTAATTCATTTGGCGTTCTCATTTCATTTGTTTTTAAGTTATCTTCATACACATATTCAATAGTCATATTTCCAAACACAGTTGCTACATAATGTTGGAATTTTTTCTATTTCTAAATCTGTTGGCATGATTTTATTTTTTTAATTTGGTTCCACATAGAGGACAAGTGTCCGGTAAATTTGTAGTGTATTTAATAGTTAATTTATCTACGTTTTCTTGCGATGTCAATATGTTTTCTTTAACTTTATTATAGTTTGTTAGTAAAGTATTAAGCCTACTGTATTTCGTTGTAAGAACGGCTTTAGAATTAACTTTGGTAATTAGTACCTTTACAGGTTCCTCAAGTTCTAAATACCCTGCATATATTTGAATCTTTGAATTAACCGATTTAATGGTTTTAATTTTCCTGGTCAAACTTGTGTGCCGTTCTTCAAGTTTTCTTTTTTCCTCAATCTTTCCAATATATAAATCTACAATAGGTTTTAATTCAAGTATAGCAGATTCTTGTTTTATTTTAACAAGAATGGTTTGGATTGAAATAATACGGCTGGTTAATTCCTTTTTATATCTACTTAAAGTATTCCTACGCTTCTCAAGTTCCTCAAGTCGTTCAATGTCCATCTCTATTTTTTCCAATTCATTATAGGCAAGCACTTCCTGTTTCTTTGTTTTTAATTGTTCCCGTTTAATCTTAATTGACCGTTCTGTATCTTTAATTTCTTTTTGAATATCCTTAATACTTTTGTCAATTAAATCAATACCGGCAACTTTGTTCAAGAAAGCTGCTACCTTACCTGGAGATTCACTTAAAAGAAAAGGTGTGTCAAGTTGTTGTTGAAGATTTACTTCATCCATATTTAGTACCTGTACTATTTCATCAGGTACGTTAGCACCTATGGCGTTAAATTTAATAACTTCTTCTTCCCCTGTATTTCTTAATACATAATTATTATGATCTCCTTTATTCCTTGCAATGCTGTGGGAATCTGTTTCAATGCTTACGTGTGTATTTCCTCCCCACGTACTGCGAAAAGAATCTCCAGATGGTTTATTCCACACTACCCATCGTAAAGCACGTATAATAGCAGACTTACCTGAATCAGTTGGTCCTACGATGACGTTTAACCCTTTGTGGAATTCCAGAAACGACTTTTTGTGGCTTTGAAAGTTTCTTATTGTCAGATTGCGTATCATTTTTTCTGGTTCTTTTTATTATAGGTTTTTCTTCTTCAATACGTTTAATTCTTCTTTCATCAACTTCAATAAATCCTCCTCTTGTATCATTTTCAATGGTTTGCATAGTGTCCCAAAAACCTTTTCCTTTATTTAGGTTGGGCCACCATTTAGCAATCATCCAAATTTTAGTACGTCGTGTTTTTACCCAATAATATCCAATCTCTCTTTGTTTATTCATTTCGTCTTGTTCTTTTAATTGGTTGTAACGTATCTTTGTCAATTCCTTGTTTTTTTAAGAACTTTAAAAATGAGGTATTATCTATCGCTAAGAATATTGCTACGGGTTTAGTTACTTTATTGGTTACAAAATCGTCACCGTTTTCGTAACCAAAATAAAAGTAATCACCTTTTTTCTTGGAAAAAGCGTATTGAGCATTTTCCTTACCATAAAATAAAGGAACCCATTTTTTAAGGCGTTCTAAAATATATTCATCATCCATCTTTTTCTTCTTTAATTTGGGTGAAATGTTGTAATTGTTCAACATATTTTGCCTTGCATAAAGGACAACAATTCGATAAGGTAGCTCTACTTGCTGAGGTTGAACTAATCGTACTGATTGATTTATCAACCTTTTTACCGCAAAGTGTTTTGTTGCCTTCTTTGATATGGTACATTATTTTAAAAGTTTTAAAGTTGGTGAAAGTCCACAAGCCGTATGATAAACTGCAATAGCATCCGCAACGGCTTCATCGTGGTACTTTACTTTTTTCCAAGGCACTTCATACAGTTTTTTGATAGCATTAATCATTTCAACTTTAACTGCTGCTTTTTTACCTAATACAAATTTCTTGCTATCCATTTCACTATACCATTCTACAGGTATTTCTAATGTATCGGAAATAGTTTGTATCATACCAGCGACAATACCTACCATCATTGCTGCAGAAGCATTTTGGCTACCGTGTGGTGCTTCACTTAAAATAAAATCTACTTCGTGTCGTTTAATAAGACCTAAAAGTATTTTATTGAGTTCACTGATACGACGTACAGTATCATCAGATTTACGAATTCTTTTCTTTTTGTGTTCTGGTGCTGTTTTAATACACCCACATTCTAAAACTATGTCATTTTTCATAACACAATAACCCCAGGCAGTGAGGGATGGATCATTGGTTAAAACAACTAAATGTTTATTCGTTCTTATCCGCATTTCGTTTAACGTATTTAATGACAGTTTCCCTTTGTGATTTAGTTAGTGTACTGGTGTGCATCTGGATTTTAAGGTACTCATCTTTAAAATCCTGTGGTGTCCAACCCTTATAAAACTTATGGGTAAAGGTTCTCATATTAGACCGTAAATCAAAAATTTGTTTTTTCATAACAAGTCTGATAAATATTCTTCTTTATGATATAATCGTTTTGCAATGTTTTGTAACTCAGTTTTAGCTTCTACGGTATCTGCTTTTTCAACCATTTTATCAGCCAAGTACCAATCTACACAATACAAATGATTAGCGTTCTTGATTAGTTGCTTATCATTTTCGGTCATCTTTGTTTTGGTTTACGTTCACTTACAAATTTTTCTTCAATTTCTTCCCATAAATCAATTACTTGTTCACGGAGTTCATTAGCACGTTCATCACGTTCAATTATAGCAATAGACTTTTCTAATCCTACATCTAACTTTTCTTCATTAATAGTATAGGTTGTATTTTTGGTAAAGTCTTTAATGAATTGTAAGTTAGCACGAATGTCATCAATGCCATAATCAAACAGTATGTAAACAGGAGCAGAATGAAAAGGTTTCCAAACTGAACTTTTATGCACTTCAATTTGTGTTTCAACACCAATTACTCTTGTAACCTCCCTTCCTGCAATTTTTTGTTTTACTTTAATTTTTTCAGGTGTACCAGCACGTAAACGTAAAGATGAGTAAAAACCTACACCAAGTCCTCCAGGAGTTGTGTATTTTTGTCCATATTGTCCTGCATCAAGATTTTGTCTTACTTGATTACTTGCTACCATCAGCAAGTTATTTTTGGCTAATATGCGACAGGTTTTACGTAATTCTTCACTGAATTCTTTAGCACGACGCATTCCCATTTTATCACCGTCTTTGTTATCCATTTCCATATCAGTGGAAAGTGCTGCTAAAGAATCTGCAAAAACACCGTTGATTGTTCCTGTGGGTTTCCATTCCCGTACACCTTTAAAAACTTCTGTTACAGTATCAGGTGTAGTGTAATCAATCCTATCAAAGTCCACATCAAACATTTGGGCAAATTGTTTGTTAAGTCTTGCCTCTGGGTCGTGAAACATTATGTCCCCACCTTTCCTTTGTATATCTCCAGCAATTTCACAAAGTAGTACGGTTTTACCTGCCCCACTTGGACCAAAGATTTCCATAAGGATACCTGTTGGAATACCACCACCTCGTATCCTACCACCACTAATGGCTAAATCTAATAATGTACTGCCGGTAGACACAACCGTTTCCAAGGAACCATCGTATTTCTTTTTACGTGTGGTTTTTCTGGAATGACGTTTTATTTGTTCATTAAGAGTTAAATCACTTTTTTTCATATTCATTTAAAAATTCTGCAATAATACCATTAATAACACTTTCATCAAGTCCTCTATATTTACACTCTAATCTTAACATAGTTTTAAAATTATGTAGTGTAGTATTCCTTTTTGGGGTAACTTCCCAAACTTCAAGAGACCTCATGGCTATTTCTTTGATAAGGTCTTTTTCAGAATACTCCTTTTGTTTTTCTTGTAACCAAGAATTTACTAAATCTTTTACAATTGATGTTTTTGTAACTTCTTTGGCAAGACAAAACAAGGATAAGAAAGACACCATATCCTTAGGAATTAAAGCTCCTATAAAAGAGGTGTCTTTCTTATTTTCTTTTTTTAACCTTCTTCTAAGAATAACCATTACTTTGCTTTCTTTTTAGCAGCATAACATTCGTTCCAAAGTTCACAATCTTCACATTCATCATATTTATTGGTATCTTTACCAAAACGATAATCGTGAGGACAGGTAAGTTCTTTCTTTCCCTTTTTAGGAGTTTCTTTCTTTTTGTCTGCTACGGCTGTTTTACGCTTACGTGGAGCAGGCTCTTCCTCTTCCTCTTCTTCATCTTCATCCTCTTCTTCATCCTCTTCTTCATCCTCTTCTTCATCCTCATCTTCATCCTCATCTTCATCCTCTTCCTCAGGTTCAGGCTTTACAGGTTTTTTACCTTTCTTTACAGGTTTTCTTTCTTCCTCATCCTCATCCTCTTCGTTTTCTACATCATCATTTTCCATGAACTTAGCCTTCAGTTCATCATAGGTAAGTACACGCAAACATTCATCCAAACAAGGAATTTCATCAATAAACTCATCATCATATTGTTTTGATCTGGGTTCAAAATCAAATCTTGTTGGTTCTGCGAATTTGTTTCCACCAAGATTGGTTTCTGCAAATTTAACACTAACTGAAGCACCTTCATAAGGATTTGGGAATGTTTCAAACTCCGGTTTATCTTCAAGTTGTTCAACAAATTTTTCCTGGAAAAGGTAATCTGAAAATTCAAATAATTGAAGTTTTCTTTCTTGTTTCTTTCCATTAATTTTTGTGATTACAACAGCGTACAAATTACGTTCACTGGGTTTTAATGCCTTTATTGCATCCTCATCCGCTTCAGGATCCTTCTTAAGTTTATCCCGGTATTCACAAATAGGACATTTCTTTCCAAAAGATTGTAAACAAATTTCAGAACTGTTTTTAGCACCAACGTTTCTGTGGAATTTAAAAGGTCTTTTAAACCAATATGTTCCTTCCATTGCTATTCCTTTTTCCTTGTCTTTATCAGGATGATTTTTATCCTTTACAAGGTACGGCAAAATGTCCATAACAACTTTGGAATCTACTTCTGGGGTCCATACATCTAATCCATTTGTGAGAAGATGCCCATAACCAAAACCTTTCTTTCTGGCCGCTGCATTACTACTGATTTTTCCTGCAAAATTAAACTTTTTCTTTTTCATAATCATTAAAATTTAAGATTTACGTATTCTAATTCTCGATTCACTTTCTTTTCTTTTTTCTTGTTTTCTTTCCCTTTCTCCCTGAAGGTTACGTGGCATAGAAGGACCTGCAAAGTAATTTTGTCCGTGTAATTGTACAAGGTTTTCCAAGGCTGCTTTTCGTGTAAATGAAATTTCATTCTTTACAATTTCAGCATCATTACATTCCTTTAAAGCATCTAACCATTCTTCTTTTGCCTTAATATGACGTTTATGCCGACGATAGTATGCTTCAATATCTGCGGCATTTGGTTTTTCTTTGTTACAACATTTAACAGGGTCATCGTTTGCTTCTGCAATAAGTTGAGCACGAATTAACTTAATATTTTCTTCAGCACGGGTAACTCTGTCTTTACAAGCAGACCAATACTTACCATATTTAATAGCAAGTTCAGATTGTTCCAACCACTCAACATCAAGAGCAGTTTCATCAATATGAATATCTTTTTCGTAGTTCATTTGAATTAGTTTTTATGAGCACGTTTAAGTTTTTCAGCAAGTAATCTTCTTGTAACATCAGTATCTTCAACGTACCAAGCGTTTAACATTAATTCAGCAGCGGTTACAAATCCTTCACACCAAATATCTTGGTCAGTAGAATTTGGGAATGGAGCATCATCTTCCACACCACCTTGTGGACAGAGTTCTTTTGCAAGTTTAAATAACGGATTCATTCTTTACTCCTTTTCTTTTTAAGTTGTTTTTTCAAAGCTTTTACTTCTTCAATAACAGAATTAGATATTGTGTCCTGCATATCTTCTAAGAAATCAATAGGAGAACGATTAGGAGGTAGTGTTTGGGAATAACCAGCTTCAATTTTTATGTTTTCAAAATTACCTAAATTTGCATTATAAGAAACTGTAACCCAACATTTGTCATCTTTTGTTTCAATCACTTTTTCTACTTTGTCTGCCATATCATTAACTTTTAATTACGGTATAACAAGCAAGTACGATTCCAGGAAATCCCATATTGTAAGTAGGTTCCTGGAAAGCTTCTAAGATAAGTCCAGCAACAGCATTATCTGTATTCAATAATACACTTGAAGCATAACCAATTACAACACGACGGATACCTTCTGCATCTTGTCCTTTCAAACCTTGTAATATTTTCTTTACTTCACTCCAACCTTGTTTTTTCATTAAAGCACGACACAAAGCAATACTTTCAGATTGTTCAATAGCAGCTTGTTGGGCTATTGTTAATCTTCTTTTCTTTGGGGTACTTAATACCTGTTCAAGTATTTGTAAAGCATTTCGTGGATGTCCTTGGCTATCTTGTGTTATTTGTTCAATAATTTCATCCTCAATACTATCATTTTCAAGTTCAGCAATTTTTGTAAGTAATGATTTCATATCATCATCAGACAATAACTGTACCTGGAACTGACTACAACGTCCTTTTATTGTAGGTAGAAGACTTTGTGGGTCCGTGGTACACAAAATAAAGTAAATATGTAAGGGAGTGTCTTCCAGTATTTTAAGGAAAGCATTTTGTGCATCCCCTGTCATTTTATGTACCTCGTCAATAATATAAACACGAATACCTCCACCTAAAGGGGTGTACTGAATGTTTTTACGTAAATCACGTACCGTATCAATTCCCCTAAATTGTGCTGTGTCAATTTCAATTAAATTGTTTTCTGCACAACCCAGTTCTTTTGCTACAATACGAGCTAAGGTAGTCTTACCACAACCTGTCGGTCCGTGGAACAGCATAGAGTGAGGTATTTCATTCTTTTTAAACATACCCCTCAAAGTGATTACAATTTCCCTGTTACCTTCAATTTCAGCAAGGGTATTTGGTCG